CTGGCACGTCAACAACTTTCTCCGCCTCCGCAACCGGCGCGGCGATCACGCCCTTGATGAGCGCGGCGACGATTTGCATCACCTCGCAGTCCCAGCCATGATTCGCGCGGCTCCCGATGCGGCACCATCGGCGGATGATTTGCTTCGTTACTTTCTGAATCACGTCGCGTTTAATTTCGCTGTTGATGTGCGTGTGGTAGTCAACGCCCGCGTCGTCCGGTATCTCCCACGTTGCCGAATGCCCGCCGCGATGCTTGGCGAGAATGTCCTTGCCGCCTTCGTTGGCGAAGAACACGTAACGCGCCCTGCCGCCGCCCGGTGCCTGCGCTTGCTTCAGCGTCGAGTAAATTTTCCGGACTGGCTTTTTGCCGGGCGGGTTGTGAGTGAAGCCGCTATCACCTGAGCCGTGCAGCGCCGTCCATCCGTAGCGCGCGCATTCGTCATACACTTCGCCGGTCTCGTATTGCGCATCTTGAAACGTCGCCCAGTCCGCGACCTTCATGCGCTGCTGCAACTCGCGGCATCCTTCCGTGGTGAGTATCTTCCCGAACCAAAGCAGGCGCGATGAGCCGTCCGACTTCCATGCGCGACACGCTGCCCATCGGTGATCGCGCTGGCGGTCAATGGTGAGGAACCGATGCACCTCGCCCTCCCACGCTTCGCCGTTCGCATAGTCCGCGAAGCGATAGCCAGCCCCGCCGAGCACGACGCCCGGCTCATCCTCTTCGTCCCGCCAGAACTCCGCGAGCCGCTTTTGCACGAACACTTGCAGCGCGGACTTGTCGCCCGCCGCCGTCAACTCACTCGCCTTTTTCCATTCCAAGACGAGGGTGCTCCACGCGACATAATACAGCGTGAGCGCGTTGCAATGAAAGCCGACGTGCTTGCCCGGCACGGTGAGCGGCTGCGGGTTCTGCGCTTCGTATCGGCCTGAGTTGGCGAGCATCCGCCGCGCCGCGATGTCGTCGTGAAACTTCGTCTCGCACTTCGCGCATTGGTAATGCGTGGACTGCGTTATCGCCGTGTCGTCAATGCTGCCATCGGCCCGCTTCTCGTCCGCCCATTTCAGCCCACTCCATTTCCACGGCTGCGAGGTGCCGCAATCTGGACAAGTGAATTGCCACTCGCGCCGGTCGGTGCGTTCCCATGCCTCGTAAAGCTCAGTCTTCACGCGCCCGTTGTCCGTGTCCACATGCTGCCATCCGCCTTGTGACGTTAGCACCACCCGCGCATTCCAGCGGTCGTGATGCCGTCCGCGCGCCTCGGCGACAAGCCCGTGCTTGATTTGCCAAACTTCATCCAGCAACACGTAGCGCACGGACTTGCGTTGGAATGCGCTCATCTTCGCGCCGACAACGAAGCAGGTCATGTGAGGCAGGACTAGCTCGCCCTTGCGCCGCTTCCCGCGTGGCAGTGCGCGAATCATGTCGCCGATGCCGTCGAGGCTCTGGAGCATCGGCTCGAGCCGCTCGTCGTAATACGCATCGGCGTCCTCGTCCGTCTGCATCGCGAGCAAGATACTGCCGGGGTCTTCCCGCGTTGCCCTGAGCAGCGATGCGTCGAGCACCGTCGTCTTGCCAGCGCCTGTCGGGGCGACGATGACGACTTCGCGGTTGTGGTTGTCAGCGACAGCTTCGCACGGCTCGCGCAACCACGGCGTGAGGCTGAGATCCATTTGCGTGCCGCGCGCGCTGCCCGGTGGCCGGATGCGCTGGTCAACGATCCACTGCTCCACCGTCCGGTTGTCCGGGATGCGTAGCTGCGCGCGGATGGCTAGCTCGCAGGCGTGCATGGTGCCGAGAATGTCGTGAGCCTGCTGAGTGCGCCGTTGACGAAGTTCTTCGCCCTGTCCTGCAAAGTCGGCGCGTCGAGGCCTGCCCATGTGGGCGATTCTCCGATGAGCAAGACAAGCTCGGCGCGCACCTGCGAAGCCCACGCGGTCGCTATCCTGACCACTTCGGCGTTGGCGATATACTCCCCGCTGGCAACCTTGTAGTCGTGCTCCAGAATCTGGCACTGCGCTATCATCTTCCGCTCTTTCAGATTGTCCTCGTTGCTGCCGCCCCATGTGCCGGGGTTGTCCTGCATCCACTTCCGAATGACCGGAATGTTTGGGCGACCATGCGGAAAGCCGGGGCATCCTGCGTCACGTATCTTTTTCAACTCGCCAAGTGTGCAGCCGAGTATGCTCGCGCCGTGCTTGAGGTTCATCGCGCGCAGATCGTCCGGCTGTCTGCCGTCCTTCCGCGCATTAGAGTATTCGCTGACAAGCGCCGCCTCGCGTGCGTTCAGTGTCTTGCCCGCCTTGAGCTTCTTCCCGATGTTCGCGATCTCGGCTTCGCGCACCTTCGCCTCGATGTCAGGCTGCTCCGGTGTTGGTGATGGCTTTGGATTTTTCACGGCGCGTGCATTTCATTCGGAGGCTCATTTATTTGGCTTCGTATATCCATCCGGCAAAGTCTCCAAAGCGGAAGATTTCAATGCACCCGAGCGGAAGCTCAGATTCGCAAATGGGACGTTGCACGCCTCCGAGGCTCAATTCTTTCGCGACAATTTCAGACGCCGGAACTCCTGCGGCGGTCTTTCCGGCGAGCGCAAGACGAGACAGCACGATGGACAGATAGCCGACACGCGGCAGGCACTTGTCGAATATCAAAAGCGCGCCGCCTTTACGGACTTTTGCGGCGAGCTTGAGCAACCACGGCCCGCGCTTGATGACCGGCATGAACATCATCGAGAGGAAGCAGATGGAAAGGTCGAACGGCTCAAACTCGAACTCAGTAGCGTCGCCGAGTAAGAACGTGCCCGGCCCGGTGTATCGCCTTTGCATCTCTTCGGAATTGTCGAGCGCGATGAACTCGACGGCGCGATCTGCTATCACGTCCGCGAGCGCCTTGCCGATGTTGCCGGTGCTTGCGCCTATGTCATACACGCGCCCGCCGTGCGGGATGTAGTGACGCGCGAAGTGAACGATGGCACCGGTCGTGAGGTCATACCACGGAAGCTGTTCGCGGACGTGCTTGTCAAACTCGCTGGCAACGTCGGCGGTCTTGAAGGTCCAGTCGTGCGGGATGTTCATGGCTTGATCTTGGCGAGGATTTCGTCACGCACGGTCGCGGCTATTGCCGCCATCATCACGGGCGGCACCGCGCGACCAAGCCGCTCCCATTGCTGCGCATAGCTGCCGGTGAGGATGAAGTCGTCGGGGAAGGCGCAGATGCGGCGAAGCTCGGCGATGGTGAACTTGCGCTTTTCGGTTCCGCTTTCGGCAACGACGTTCCGCCGATGGTCTCGCGTTCCATCCGATGAAAGAACCGCTCCACTAGGCTCGTCTGTTGTTCGCCACTCCGCACCATAGCTACCAGTCTGCATTTGCTGAATCCACGGCAGCGCATCCCGCACGCTGTACCGATACGGCAGCGGCGACGGATGAACCGGGTCGAGCTTCAAGTCCTCGCGCACGCCGATGAAGATGGTGCGCTGCCGTTGCTGCGGGACGCCTAGCCATTGCGCATCGAGCACGCGGCACGCGACGCGGTAGCCGCTGGACTTCATCGCGGCGAGGATTTCGAGGAAGTAACCCTTGGCCGTGCCCTTCACCAAGCCGCTGACGTTCTCAGCTACGAAGACCTTCGGGCGGATGCCGCGCACTAGCCGGATGAACTCATGGAACAGGTCATCGGTTCGCTGCGCGCCGTCGCTGTATTTCTTCACCTTGCCCCATCCGGCTTCGCGCTTGCCCGCCGTCGAGAATGACGCGCACGGCGGCGAACCGTCGAGCAGGTCGAGGTCGCCGGGCTGCATCTTGAGCGCGGCCAGCACTTCCTCGGGTTGCACGGTGCGGATGTCCCGCGTGTCGAGTATCGTGCCGGGATGGTTCGCCCGGTATGTCTCTTGCGCTGCCGGGATGAACTCGGAAGCCCATGCGACCTTGAAACCGGACATCTTGTATCCTAGCGATGAGCCACCGCACCCGCTGAATGTCGAGGCAGCGGTGTAGCCGTTCCACGGCAGCGCGCGGATCTCGGTCATGAGCGGGACGCGGTAGGGTGGTTTGGTGGTTTCTGGTTTCATCTGCTTCGATTCAATCTGATATTGGCTTGTGTTCACCGAGCCGATGCCGCAAGCCATAACGGTCGGTGATGGTTCGGAGTCTGGAATGTGAAGCCGCCTTGCCCCCCCCATATCGCGCCGCTTCTTCATGCGTCCGCTCCGCTCTTGCCGCTCCATGCGTAGCCGCATTTCGGGCATTGGTGCTCCGTCTCGATGTTCTCGTCCACTTCGGGAAAGCTGTCCGGACCCGGCGGTGCCGCCGTCATCAACTCCTCCAACCCTGCCGCGTCAAACCCCGTCAAGTCCATGTCGAATCCGCCCGTGTCGAGTTCTTCGGCGAGGTCGCGCAGCATGGCGCGGTCTGCATCGGCCAGTTCCGCGATGCGGTTGTCCGCGATGAGGTGCGCCCACTCGTCGGCTTCGGTCGCGAAATCCTGCTCGTCCACCGGCACCTCGGAGACCTGCAAGAGCTTCGCAGCTTCGAGCCTGCCGTGCCCCGTGACGATGAAGCCGGAGCGCTTGCTGATGGTAATGGGTGCGCGCCAGCCTTGGTGCCGGATGATCTTGGCGAGCAAGGCAACCTGCGTGTCGCCGTGCTTGTTCGGGTTGCGCGGATTCGGGATGAGGCTGGTCACGTCCGCGATGCGAAGGTGCGCGCAGTGGACAGGGATGCTGCTGGCTTGGATTGCTTTAGGTTTACTCATATTATAGATGCTAGAGGGGGATTGGTTTATTTTTCAAATTCACACGTTTTTGCAGCTAGTTTGGCGAACCA